GATCGCCGGGTCGATCGTCGTTGTCTTGCGCCGGGCCTGGGCGACCAGGTAATCGGGGAGCTGCAATCCGCGGTCGACGCAGCGGAGGATTGACCGCGCGTCATCGACGGTGAGGGCATCGGCATTACCGCCCACTGCGACGGCGCTGTACTCGGCCAGCTCCGAGCGACGGTACATCATCCAGCAGTCGACCAGCTCGGGCCGGTCGCGAATCTCGTCCTTCGTGGGCGGGGAGCAATTGTCGAGCGGGATCACGTTAACCGACCAGGCCCGCATGTCGCCGTCTTTGTAGCACTCCCAGAGGCGCTCCGTGAAGTCGTCGCCCTTCTTGCCGCGCTCGAAAAATACCGTCTCGGCGATCAGCTCGGGACCGTCCGGACCGACGGCCGGGCGAACCCATTCGTTGCGGCCGATCGGGGCCGGACCGTAGGCCGTGCGTCCGTGTTCCCAGAGCACGACCTTGTTGCGGTCGTAGGCCGAGCGATCCATGCCGCGGGGGTCGATCACCGTCCGGTAGCGGTCGAGGCCGCCGGTGTTGATCCGGGACACGATCGACCGCTTACGCTCGTTGATGTCGGTGGTGCGCGCGACGAAGGCGCGAATGACCGGCTCGGCCTTGGTTTCGGGCATTGGAGTGATCCGGCTCAGTTCAGCGAGAAGGGAATGTCATAGAGGCGGGCGCCCGTCATAAAGACGGGCTTGATGAGAGGCAATTCCGGCAGCACCAGGAACGGGCTCGGCTCGGGCCACTCCGCGGGAAAGTGCTCGCTGGCGAAGACCAGGGCGATGACGCCGTTCGCCCAGTCGAAAGTATATGCGCCGAGAAGCCGGACATCGACAGGAAGGTGATTGGCTCGGGGCAGGAAGCCGGCGACGCCGTCGCGCAGCCACCCCGTGAGCAGATCGCCCTGTATCAGGAGCTGGCCGACTCGGAGGGGCATGCCAGGGCCTCGAGGGGGATCCGGTGCCGCTCCATCCACTCGCGGAGCGCGGCGGCCGGGATACGGCGGTGCAGCGAGCCGGGGACGAGGTAGTGTCCGAGGTCGCCGGTCCGGCAACAGCGGATCACGGTCTGGGGGCTGATGCCGGCGGCCTCGGCGGCCTGAGTGGTGGTAAAGACGGTCTTCATGGGGGTTTGCTCCGGATGGGGGGATCATCCGAAGTCTATCACACGGAATCCCAGAGGAAGGCCGCCTTGACCTTCGCCATCTTGTCGAGCTTGGCGAGGGCCTTGTCTCGGATCGCGATGTAGGGGTTCGCGATCGGGTTCGCCGTCCGGGGATGCTGGACGATCAGCCCGTTCTTGTCGATGTTGGCCGTCGCCTCCCGGTACTCCAGGAAGGCGTCGGCATACATCTCGGCCCTGTCCCGGGGCACGTAATTGGCCAGCAGGGCGGCCACGACCTCGGCTTTGGTCATCATCACTTGGCCCAGACCTTGATCCCGTCGAACATCCGGAGCTGGCTGGCCTCGAAGGCCCGTCCCAGCTGCGAGGCGGCATCCACGTCGGCGTTGGAGCAACAGGGCGGCAGGACCGGCAAATCGTCCTCGATCTCCCGGACCAGGTCGAAGCCGGGACAGCCCTCGGTGATGTCGAGCTGCTCGAAGCGGGGGTTATAGTTGAGGTTCATCGAGCCCCGGATCAGGACCTTGAAGTCCCGGTTCCAGACCCGGGCGATCTTGGCGTGGTTCTTGACGGTCAGGACCGAGTCCCGGCCGAACTTCCGCCGCCAGTCCTCGACGATCGGCTGCCGCTTCATGTTGGGCCGGGCGGCCGTGATGTCAATGATGAGCCGGGCCGACTCCAGCTCCCGCCGCATCATGAGCCCGTGCAGCGAATCGACCTCGTACTCGGCGATCACCCAGGTCCACACCGAGACCTCGGCCGGGCCAATCTCGTCCAGTGTATGCAGGATCATGTCGATCATCGAGAACTGGCCCCGGGTGATCGCGAACAGGCTCATCCCCTTCTCGATCGGCCCGATGGTCTGGGCCGCGTTCCGGAACGACTCAATCGCTCTCCTCGCCATCGGGGCCTTCTCCCTTTTGTTCGCGGCGGAGCCGGTATTCCCGGGCCGCCTCGCAACGGCGATCCACCTCCTCCAGCTCAGCCTCCGTGGGGGGCGGCTGGAGCTTCCCGAGCGAGGCGATCAGAGCCGCATCGTCGGCCGGGGTGGGCGTGCCGATCTCGTCAGGCATGCGTAATCTCCAAATGTCTATTATACGTTATTTGAGTCGTTCCTGCAAGTACTTGTCGAGCTTGTCGAGCGAATAAGATCCCGGTTTCAGGTCGAATTCGACATCGATCGGCACCCCGTTCTTGCGCCACCATTTGACGCCCTCGGGCTCGGCCATCAACTGGCTGACGTTCTTGGCCACCTTCAGGCGCATCGGCAGGTCGGGGTCGGCCATCAGGGCATCGCGGGTCGAGGACCGCAGGGGGCCATCGTAGCCGTAGGACGGCCAGACATAGTACCCGATCCACTTCTCTTTTTCCTTGCCGTCCTTGTCCAGGTACGTTGCGCCCTTGACCCGGAACGCGTTGGTCTCGATGTGGGAGACCCCGGCCTTCTGGGCATTCTCGACCTGGCGGCCGAAAGCCCGCAAGCCCAGCTTCTCGGGCGTGTCCTGGTATTCGGGGAGGAGCTTGAAGATCTCGTTATGGACGATGACCTTGCCGTTCTCGCGACGGAAGATCCGCTGCATGATCTCGATCGTCTTGTGCTCGACATCAACAAACAGATTGCCATCGGAGTCAAGCCGCATCTTGACCTTCGAGCCGTCGGGCGCTCCGCAGGCCGAGGCGATCTCCGGCCCGCTGATTTTCCGGCCGAAAATCCGCTCCGCGGCCTTGGCCGAATCCCCGGCGAACATGGCCTTGACCTTGGCGGACGGCCCGAACTCGTGATCGGTGAATACAGTCGGTTCCTTGGCCGCGGGTGCCACCGGCGCCGCGGGGGACTTCGCGACCTCGCGCGCCTTAGGTTCCGGCCCCAGCGAACCGGGCTGGAAATCGGAGCCGGGGGGATACTGCTTGAGCAGCGCCTCGTACTCGTCGGCGAGTACGAATGTGAGGCTACATCTACAGTGAGGATGTAAAGGAGGGCCAGGACACTGAGCATAAACAGCATTCTTGCTCCCGGTTTCGCCGAATGTCTGATCCAGCGGCACGCCGTGCGTCCCGTTATATTCCGCCGCCTTGGCCACGCACTTGTCGCAGCTATTCGCCGACGTCAGCCACTTCTTGCCCTGGACGACGCCGCTCTCCTTCGCGGACTCGATCGACGCCGCGTGGATCGCCCGGGATGCCTCGGTCCGTCCGATCATCTCCGCCCGCCAGGTGGCCAGGTCCTTGAAGACCGACTTGACCCGCGCGGCGAGCTGGGGGATCGTGTCGCCGCGGTCGACCAGGCCCTCGAGGAATTGCTGGCGGAGCTGCTCCAGGGCGTCCTCGAGCCGGAGGTTCGTGGTTGCGTTGGTTTCGTTACAGAAGGAAAACGTCGCCTTCCGGATCATCTCGTGGAGATGCGGATCGTGCACCTCCCAGACGTCCGGATCGAGCCCCAGCCGCGCCCTGGTCGTCTTCCCCGCCTCGTCCCAGTAGGCCGCGATCAGCGGCGTCATGGCCGACGCCATGGGGTTGGTCCAGTCCGCGAGCGGGGGGAACCGATCGGGGAGCGGGGCGCCGATCTCGGGGAGCGTGCCCAGTAACCGCTTGAGCTGCCGCCTGGCGAAGTCCTTCATCTTCCGCCGAATGGGATTGCCATTCGGCAAGCTAAATGTGTTGTCCTCGTGCTCGTCGTCCTGGTCGCCCGGCGGCGTGCCGGGCGTGCGGGCCCGGATCAGGCGGAGGCCCGCGATCAGCGCGGCCGTGGAGGCGGTCAGGACGGTTTCGTCGAGCATCTCGCTCTCGCTCTCACTCGACCCCGACGAACTCGAAGATCGCCCGCCCGTCCTCGTCGCGGCGGTCCGTCCGCGCATAGAGGGCCGCGGCGAAGTCGCCGTGCACCACGGTCTGGCGGATCACGCGATCACCGACCTTCTTTTCGGTGAAGGTCGGCCCCGGCCGGTCGGACTGCGGGGCCGGCATCCGATGCTCGTTCTGGCCGCGCGGTACCCGGCACTCGCGGCCGTCGGCCGGGCCGCCCTCGAGCACGATGATCGGGCCGCCCATGGGCCGGATCTCGGCGGGGACGATCGTCGGCTCAGGTTTGGGCGGCCGCTTGTAGACGACGTGGGCGCCGTCGATCTTGATGGAGCCGCCATCGGCCTCGGAGAGGCGGGTGATCGGCTCGGGGGCGCGTTCGGCTGGCAACACTGGAGGCATTACATAATCCCCTACATGATCGGCGACGGCCGTCGAAGTCACGCCACCGCGTCGATGTGCACCGTCTCGATTTCCTCGTCCTCATCCTCATCCTCGTCGATGACGGCGATCAGCTCTTCCTCCTTCACGAGGAACACCTCCTCGTCGCCGACGAGGATCCCCTCGCCGGCATACTTGGTGTGCAGCACGACGTCTCCCGGCTTCACCGAGGGCGGCTCGTAATACACCTGGCCGATCGCCGTGGCATGGGGCGTGCCCCGCCCGACGGCCAGCACGGTGCCCTTTTGGGGCTTGTCGCGCTTTGCCGTCTCCGGGATCACGATGCCGCCGCGGGAGATTTTCTCGCGCTGGTCGCGGCAGATCAGGATGCGGTCTCTCAGCGGTCGAATGGTCACCGTTTCAGCTCCGTTTCCAGCATCTTCAGCACTTTCTCGGCCCGTCTCAGGACCCGTCGCTCCTCTTCGCTATTATGCGCCACAGCTCCACCAGGAGCCGGCAAAACTGGAGCAGCGCGATCAGGAGCAGCGCGTTCGCCGCCATCTCGAGGCTTCGGACGATCGTTCCCATCGGTCTTCGCCTTGGCCTGCGCTTCGGCCGTCTTCAAGCCTTGCTCATGCTTCTCGATCGCCATGTCCGGTTGGACCAATGTCCCCGGAATCCACGGGGCATCGCCATAATCCTTCTTGGCGAATGGCGTGTCGACGTTCACTTCATTGATCGTATACCGGCCGTTCTTGAGCCCCATATCGTCGAGCTTGGCCCTCAGCTCCTCATCCTCGGGGACGGCCGAGTCGAACGCGAAGAAGAGCCGGTCATCGTAGAGCTGGATGAGCGACGTGAGCGCCGAGGCCAGACACTGGGCCCTCGGTTCGATGCCGAAGACGGCGTGCAGCGTGCGACCGGCCTGGAGGTTGGCGAGGTTCGTCTCTTTCGTCAGGTAGCTCATCGGGACGCCATAGCAGTTGGCGACCCGCTCGACCTGGTATTCGTTGACCGCCAGCTCGCCCATGTCCCAGCCGGGATAGGCGATCGGGGTGAACTTCCAGCCGCCCGTGGTCACCAGCGATCGACCCGCGCGTCCCCGAGCATGGAAGGTGTTCAGCTCGGCGGCCAGTCTGCGGCGCTCGTCCTCCCCCGGCGCGATGTTCGGATCCTCGGGACTGACGATGAGGTTAGGCCGGGCTCCCGTGCCCAGCAATTGATCCCACATGGAGATCGATGAGTCTTCCAGGCCGAGGTATTGCCAGGCCGCCTGAGCCGCGGCGTAGCCCGCCCCGTACGGATCGCGGAGCGAGGGCCGCATCCGGATATAGACCACATCGCCAGGCTCATAGTCGTGGGTGAAATACTTGAAGCTCGCGATCAGGGCACTGTCGGGCTCCCGGACCGGCCAGACATACTGCGATTGGAGTGGCCACAGGAGCGGTGGAATGATCTTGAGCCGCGCCAGGTCCCGATAACCGACGCCTTCCTTCGATTCCGGCTTGAGATAGGAGATTCCTACCGTATCGAGGTAGCGCACCATCGTGGCCACCAGTGTCGGCCGGTCGAAGTATTTGAGCCCTGTCCTGGGGTCTTGAGCCGGGTTGTCGAGCGACTTGAGGATCAGGTGATTCGTGATCTCCCTCACGTCGTCGACGCCGGAACCGAAGGTCCGCACGACGTAGGGAAGCGTCCTCAATCGCTCGAAATCCCATCCTCGGACCGGGATTGGTCCCGATAGTGATCGAGGCTTGTCTCGACCTCCTGCCGATGTGCAATACAGCCGGAATGGAAGCTGAGCCATCCCCAGCGCATTGTACTCGCCGCATGCGAATGAGAGTTGCTTGTGGGCCTCGATGAGCTGCCAGGGCGTCGGGCCGCGTTTGGCCCCGTAGCGGTCCGCGTAGAGCGGGCCGCCGGACCACGCCACGCCCATGCCGTAGCCGGCCGGGCCGGCACGTTGGGCGCCGTCGCCATCGCCGTCGCCGTCGAGCGAGCCGGGCCGGCGCCGGGGGCCTCTGTAACTGTCGGGGATCGGCATTACTCGTCATCGTCCCCAAGCCAGAACAAAGGGTTGTCCGCGCGGCTGAAGAACTCGGCCGCCAGCTCTTTTTCCACGTAATCCCGCGTCTTCTCGAATGACTCCGGCTCGGCCGCCCCGCCGAACCGTTGCACTTCAATGGCCGCGTAACTGAGCACATCGACCTGGTCGTCGTGGGCGCCGTGCGGGAAGGCCAGCAGCTCGGCGACGAACTCCTCCAGCCACCAGGCATCGGCCGGCAGATAGATCTGCCCCGCTTCCATTCGGGCCGTGGCCGGGATCGCCCGTGAGAGTTTATCGGTGTCGGCCTTCAAGGCCCGGACCGTCCAGCCCTTGCGCCTCAGCGACTGCACGACCACGAGCTGGGCCTGGGCCGCCTCGACACCGATGTAGGCCACATCCCATTTGCGGGCCATCGCGATGATGGCGGGCTCGATGTCCGGCCCCTCGAGCCGCTCGCGATGACGGTCGAGGACGAGCAGCTCCTGATGCGGCGTCACGGCCAGGGCGGCCACGCAAAAAAAATCGTTTTCCTTCTTCAATGTGAATGCCAGGTCCGCGATCGCGAACCGGCGGCAATGCTTCTTGGCGACGTGTCTCAGGCGCATTCGAGGACATAGAGGTCACCCTCTTCCCTCCAGTACCTCAGCCACGATCGTTTGAAGGTGCCCCCCTCGTTGGGCATGGGCGATCCCTGGTACATGGCGGACCACCAGTAGGAGCCGAGGGTGGCCTTGATGCGCAACAGGTCGGCGCGGCTGAATCGTTCGGGCCAGAGGGGCTCTCCCGGCTGACGCCCAAGGGGGTCTGGCTCTTCCGCCAGGGCCGGCAGATTGAGGACGTCCCAGGATTCTCCGGTCTGTTTGGCGTGCTGCAGGACATGGCCGGCGAGGTCCTCTTCGTGCCATCGGGTCTGCATGATGACCACGGCGCCATCCGGCTCGAGCCGGGTGTAGGCGACCGATTGGTACCAATCCCAGTTGCGCTGCCGGTACACCTCGGAATTGGCCTGGACGGCGTCCTTGACGGGATCGTCGATAATGAAGAGGTCAGCGCCCTTGCCGGTCACTCCGCCGCCCACGCCCGAGGTCTGCATGCCGCCCGAGAACTCGTCGAGGTCCCACCAGTGGGCCGCCGACGAATCGCTCCGGATCGTCAGCCCGTCGAAGTACCGCGGTCCGATCTCGGTCAGGACATCCCGCGCCTTGCGGCCCCAGCTCGCGGCAAACTCAGCGGCATAGCTCGCCAGGATGATCCGCTTCGAGGGGTTGCAGCCCAGGAACCAGGCCGGGAAATACTTCGACACCAGCTCACTTTTGCCGTGCCGCGGCGGCATCGAGATCAAGAGCCTCGGGCACCGGCCCTCCGCCACGTCCCTCAACTTCGAGTCCAGCAACTGGAGGTGCTTGGGCCGCTTCCACTTGCCCCGGGAGTGCACCGTCGCCAGGCCCCCCGGACTGTAGCGAACCAGGGCTCGCTTCACCTCTTCCGGATCCGCTTCCGAGTGGGACATAGCCGAACGCTTCCAGGATTCCAGGGAGATCGCCGCTGTGATGGGTGGCCTTGATGTCGGCCTCGATCTTGAGCGGGGCCTTACCGTGCATCATCTCGACCAGGAACTTGAGCGCCGCGACTCCGGTCTGGCCTCCCTCGTCGATCATCTCCAGCCATTTGTCGGCCACGGCCTGGGCGAGCGTGCGCTCATCGCCGGGAGACTCCGCCAGACGCTCCCGCACGGCCTCGAGGATCGTCTTGGTTCGCGGTCGCCCCGGACCTCCGGGGCCGCCCCGCTTGAACTGGGTATCAGGGTTGGGGAACGGCATCGGGCGGACCTATCGATGAGTCGAACTCGTATTCCCGCCGGACCAAATACTCGGCGAACCGCTTCAAAAACTCCGCCGGGTTCTCGCGCGAACCGGACGGACCGTACTGGATCGCCCGCGGGTCGGAGCCGTCGGGCGGGCCGACGCGAACGAACCACTGGCCGCAATGAGGCGGCCAGCGAAACAGGCGGATCACGTTGGCGTCGGGCATGGGCGCGGCCGGCCCGGATCGGCCGTGCATCGGATGATCGGGCCGCGCATCGGGCCGGGGATAGGCTCGCTCCAGCATCTCCTGGATCGTCATCGCCCGCTCCGGCGTGGCGTGGCCGGCAGTCGTGACGATCACGTCATCGGCGGTTTCGGGCATGGATCGGCAGATCTCCAGGAAGTCGGCCAGGTCGGCCAGGGCGAGTCGCATCGCGCGGGCGAACATCGCGCATTCAATGCAAACGATGGCGAGGCAATGGTATCGAGTGACGGCGATCGAGGAGGCAGCGAGGCAGCAATCGCACGTCAACGGACGTCCTCCGTGTCGATCACGGTCGAGGCCAGCGCCGCGTCAACGTTTGCCCGGGCCTCGGCCAGCAGGTCCTCGCACGGCCCCGGCACCAGGGCTTGCGCCTCGGCCTCCAGGATGTGCTCGCCCAGTTTCGCGTGGATCGTCTTCGCCGTGGCGACGTCGAATACGAGCGGGATCGTGATCGGCCCGATCGAGGCATTGATTCCGATTCCCGGGCCGCCCTCGGCCAGGACTCCATAGCTCATCTGGGCCTGACAGCCCTGCGCCTGGAGCATCGGCACGAGCTGGGTCAGTGGCATCGCGGCGGCCTGCGGGGCCGCGGAGAACGGAGATGGCATCGGGCTGCCGGGCAGGATGATCCGCGACGGCTGGCGCGGCGGCTCGGCCTGAGCCATCACCGGCTTGCCGGTCGCGGGGTCGAGCTCGTAAGAGGCGCGGCGGCGTCGGACCGGCGCGGCTGGCGAGATGGACGATCGGAGGTTCATGGTTTCCCTTGGGGCTGGGTCTGGTCTTTGGCTGCGGCATCCCTGGCCGCTTGCTGGCGGATCCAGTACCGGACGCGGTAATCGATATAGACACCGAGATACGAGAGCAACAGGCCCCCGATCACCAGCGCGTAGTGCGAGACGGCGCCAAAGGTCGTCATGGCGGTACCGATCGCGACCAGGGGATGGAGGGTGTCGTCGTCGATGGGCATGAGGTCAGGTCATTTCGGGGCGGCCGGCAGCGGGCTTTGCGCGAGGTAGGCCAGCACGACGGCCGCGAAATAGAGCGCGGTGTTGTAGGGCGGCGGAGCGGCGCCGCTGGCGGCGATCAGGACGGTCACCACGGCGGCGATCTCGGTCTTGTGGGTCACGAACCAGTTGGACATGGGGACTCCAGATATGGGCCGGTTCTCACGGCCCTCTCGGTATCAACCCCGAGTGGTATCTTCAGTTCGCCACGGCCGGCAGATCGGCCGTCAGCGCGGCGAGCCCCAGGCCGCTCGGGGACAGGCCCGAAGCCTCGATCCAGAGGGCGTCGACCGGGGCATAAGCGGCGTCGAAAAACCGCAGATAGAAGTCCCACGCGACCGGCTGGCGCTTGGCCCAGGTCCCGACATAGATATAGTATTCGTCATATTCCAGGCCGACGACGCAGTGGCCGCCCAGGATTCGCGGGATCAGCCAGGGCACCGTCCAGGGCTGGCCGGCGTCGGTCTGCTCCTCGGCCGAGGCGGGCAGGTTCAACCCCAGGTAAACCCCGCCGAAGGTCGCGATCGACTGCTTGGCGTGGTCGATATTGCGCGGGTCGAGGGTCGCGTAGCCCGCCAGCTTGTTGCCTTCGAAGCCGGTCTTGGTCCAGTAGTCGAGGACATCCGTCTCGACCAGGCCGGTGTCGTTGGCGCCCGTCGCGGGGTTGTAGCCGGAGAGCGCCGAGTAATCGGCCAGCGCCTGCTGGTCGCTGAACTGCAATGCCGACGGCCGGGTGCGGGCCGTCCAGCTCTGTTGTAGCCGGAGCGCGCCGGCGATCGTGCAGTCGCCCGCCGTGGAGTTTCCCAACGTCCCCGCGTAAGACGGAGACGCGACCTCCTCCGTGAAGATCATCTGCGAGGGCGCCGGCGGCAGGGTCGCGGCCAGCGATGACAGGGCGAAGGCCGGCAGCGCGGCCAGGACAGCGGCGGCGGGCCGGATACGGCCGCGGCAATATTTGCTTGGGATCGGCATGACGAAAATGACCTCACCAGGAACTATGGAAGTCGGCGATCGCGCGACCGAGCACGCGGACGATGGCGAAGGCGATCGGCAGCATCAGGAGCACGCCCACGATCCAGACGAAGATCTCACCGGCGATCCGGAGCCCGCGCCTCATGCCGCCTGCCTCCTCGCGATCTCGTCGATCAGGACCGGCCACGCGAACCCACTCCAGTGGCCCAGCCCCAGGCAATTCCAGATGGCATGGGGGTCGAGCTCCCAGGGATGCGGTACCCGGACCGGGCGGCGCGACTCCAGAGACAGGGCGCTCCCCTCGGAGATCAGGATCAGGCCCGGGACCGGCCGGGCATCGCCCGCCATTGGCGCGGCGGGGGCTTTGCGGCGGGGCTTGGCCTGGCGGGGTGGCTTCTGGTGGCCGGCCTGGCGGAGCAAGGGGCGGCGGAGCGGCTCGATGCCGCCAACCAACCCCGCGGCGAACACCGCTTCCAGGACGTTGGCGACCTCGCACCAGCTGCCGATGGCTGTCACCCTCGATGGATACGCCGTCTCGCCTCGGATTGACCGATGCTTACGCGATCGCCTCGCGCCAGGACGCCTCGTCCCAGCCCTTCGAGGCCACGAACGCCTGGATCCGCCGGATCGCGCGGACCATATGCACCGACACCATGCCCCGGCCGATCCCCAGCACGGCGGCGGTCTGAAGGATCGTGTGCCGCTCGTAGGGACCGAGCCCGAAACGGAGCGTCACCACGGTCCGCTCCAGCGGCTCGAGGGCCGCGAACGCCTGGTCAACCAGCTCGCCCAGCTCGCGGGCGATCGCCGGGTCGGATGCGGTCGCCTGTTGCGGCTTGAGCGGCAGCACGTCAGGGGAACGGACCCCTCTGGCATAGGCCGAGTCGTTGATCGGGATCACATGGTTGGCGCACAGGGCTTGCCGGAGCCGCTTGCGGACCGCGGGCTCGGCATAGACCGGGAACGGCGTGCTGGGATGAGTGACGACGTCGTACGACCAGGCGGCCTCGGTCAGACCGAGGTAAGCCGCCTGGTAGAGCTCGTCGCGCTCGACTCCGGGATGGAGGTACTCGCCCGCGATGGCCCGGGCGAAGCCCATGTATCGCTCGGCGAGGCGCGGAACCTCATCGCGGCGCGCGGCCTGATCATCTTGCTGTCGTGGTTGCACCGGTGCGATCTCCTGGTGCGGCGCTTGGCGGTGCCGTCAGGAGAATTGATACGCCGCCGCGCGGGAAATACGCGCGGGCCGGCAAGGTCCGCCGATGGGATCGGTCGGCACAACCGGCGAAAACTGCCCGATCGGGCTGGCCTGTCCGATCGGGCAAGAGGTGAGGGTGGGTGAAAGGGTAGGGGAGGGGGTGCGGTGCAGTGTATAACCGGGCCGCTCACCGCGCACATCCGGCTGGCCAACCCGCGCACCCCGCAGACGGAGCCCAACCGCATCCTGCGCCGCGC